AGGAAACCCCCTGGTTGAACTGGCATCCCAAATTACAGACCCCGATGCTATCGTCATGGCAAAGACCGCCCTTAATGACTGCCTCGAGTATCAGGACCACAAAAAGGCAAACAAAGAGAATGAAACCGGTTAATCGTGCCGGTTAGACATGGCCTTTAAAAATTCCCAATAAAGTTTTTTTGGTATTTTGACGTATATGTAATCAGCGTCAGATTTGGCGCGCCTCACTCTACGGAGTGTTAAAACATTGTTTTTAATGAGTTTAAGACCTCGTCTTAGTTTTTTTCCCATTATTTTATAACGGACAGATTCGGTTTTGTGTTAATATTTATTGATGCACTATTCCATTGCGAATATTTTGCCTAATCATATTTGTTTATACGACGAAAAGGAGAAAAAGGAGTCATTATGAAATATCTAATTCTTGCCCTGTTACTGAGTGGGTGTGCCGCCGTTACGGTTCCCATGGGGGACGACACATGGTGCGCGAAGGACGGATATTTTCCCGCCGGAAAAAACTTTCAGTCTAGTAGCGGTGGTGCCTATTCCAGTAACGGCACTTTTGTTGCTGCAAACACCAGTTCTAATGGGGTACAGTGTTCAAAACCAGAAAATAAGTATGAAGCCTGCATGATCGATATGCTGTATGAGCCAACAAAAGAGATTATAGACTATAACAATGGTGCCGGCACAAGGAAAATGATTCGGTAAAGAAATCTTAACGGATTAGGGAGCTTTAATCGCCGCTTTCTTTTTCGGCGTCCTCGTCTTCATAGGCCTGAATTATGTCGTCATCAACATCCTCGTTTATCGTGACGCCCTCTATTTCTTGCCCGCTATTATAAAGTTCCAAAAGCTTATCCCAGTCGATTTTTATCTCGCAGGACACGTACTTTTTCTCTTTCTTCTTTTTTGAGTCAGCCCCGTTCTTAGGCTTCTTGATCTTTGCTTTTTTCTTGGCCATATCTATTCTCGATTGGCGAGGATATTACGACCATAAAGACGTACAGTAAACTTATTTGAGTTCTTTTTCCTGATAGTACTCGATATTATAGAGTGCCTTGGGAATAAGTTCGTTCGCCATTAAACGAAGGTCTGGGCCCGTCGTTCGATGGCACGCGCTTGCGGGATAAAAGCCTGATTTAAAATTTTCGCCACATTTTTTATCATCAACGATATCGATTAAGTTGTAGTCATAGCAATCGATCTCGCACACGGGCACACTGAAGCCATTGTGGCTATGCCAGTAAGTTCTAATGGGTGCAATCGGTAACGTTTTAGGGCAACCGGTTAAGAATATCATCGCGAATATCAGAAATATCCTCATCACTCTCTCCATTTTCAACCTTATCGATTCGATAGACTTGTAATTCGCCATCAAACATTCTGTGCCCGTACCTAGTATTTAGAAAAATAAATCTCGCAGCGTCGTCGTAGTATTTCGTTACTACTGTTTTAACTAACCACAACTTGAGACCGCCACTTATTGACAAGCTTTTGAATATATACTCAAGGAGTTTTTTTAAAACTATAGGCTTAAGGACAGGCCCAAGTGCGTTGAAAATCGCTAACAGCCTGCCCCAAAGGTTGAGAAAAAATCCTCTCACTATCTCCCCTCGTCGTCTTCTCCGTCAATTTTATCAACCTCGGCCAGGACAATTGGTTTTGCCACCGGGGAAATCGCCGCGATTGTTTTGACAATCCCATTGCCTGACTTGACCCCCTCTTCCGCAAACCAATCAAATGATTCGCCAACAATAATGGCAACGGCCTCTTCTCCAAGGTCTAGTCCCTTTGCTTTTAATTTATCTACAAGTTTTTTAAAATCCATATAGCCTCCTTTGCTATTTTTTTTCTAAGTCCTCAATGCGACTCTCGTGCTTATCAAGCCTTTCTTTGTAAAAGCTCTGATTTGTCACAACGGTCGCAAGTTTTGTATTTAAAAGTTGAATATTTTTAGAAAGGTCGCTTATATCGCCTCGCATGTCGTTGAAGATAATTAAAGCGAAAAATCCGATCACGCTTAATATGATGTTATGTATCCTTGTTTCTCTCATTTGCGTGCTCCTTTATTGTATGGAGTTGTATAATTCGACTACAAACGAGCCGCCAGTTATCGTTATGCCAGACCCTCCACCATGGGCCCAGAAGTGCAAATTGGGAGGGTTTTGTACGGTGTATGTCCCCCTGATTGAAGCAGTCCCCCCACCGGCCTTTTTAAGCTCGATAGTGTCGGATGGCATCAGTAATCTGAGGGCCGTCACGCCATTTGTAGTATCTCCGGCAAATGAGGATGATCCGGTCGAGAACTCACTGGAAGAAAGTAGAACACCACCGGCATTTGTCAAAATTGGTATCCCGTTTTCATTTTGAACCTCGGTCGTGCTGGTGGATGTACTGGCAGAGATGCCGTAATTAACAATTAAGGGGTACCCCGTTTCATTCTCAAACATTGTTGTATAACTAGAACTCGTAGTGCTGTCATTTATAACTCCGCTAAGCTTTGGCATAACCGTTTCGCCGTCTATCACAAGTGCTGCGGAATAATTAACAGGAATAATTCGCGCGTATTTACCAGCAGTAAGAGAGTAAGTTGTCGTCTCTATAGTTGTAGAAACGGGGTCGAAATTAAACGGTACATTGAAAAAATTGGCCATTACGTTGGTTCTCCGATTACATAAATAAAAAAACTGCCCAATCCAGAAGGTATACTTGTAATATCTATTCGAACACACTCCCCTTCCGATATAGAGGCCCCCGATATTACAGCGTTCGACGATTCGTCATAGCTGGATGCCGTAGAGAGGTCGAGACTGGGCTTTGTTGAAAAGATTGAAGCACTACTGGAAAAGTCTAAACTGGATGCCTTCTGTATATCTATCTGGAGTGTACCCGAGCTGATGCTGCCCTTGTTGAAAATACCAACTTTAACATCAGTTATATCGATATCTGATTGCGCCCTGTGAACGGTTAAATTGGTATAGGTATCAAAAGTTGCCGCAGCGGAAATCGTGCCATTGAATAATACAATTTTATTTGTGGCGGCCTCGACACTTAAAACCCTTGTTTGTAAATCATCTTGATTATTTTTTAGCGTAGAAAAAAGCTGCCTGGTGACCGCCTTTCCGACTGCGTATAAACTCGAATTTAATGTGGAATAAGACATATGAACACTCCATGTTAAATTTTATTTTTTTAACTTGGGTACCGCAAGGTTAAGGTATTTAGGCGTGCCATCTACCCTATTAAATTTCTTCCTAGTTCAGCATCATTTGACGTGGTGGGAATATTTAAATTGTCGTCACAAATATATGCATTTTTAACTAACTCTTCCGCACCAGAAGACGCGAAATCATTTCCCGAGTCATCAGATATACTCATAACCCTGTTGTACATGCCTCCAAGATCGTTAACCTCCACCATTGTAGAGCCACCGGATTTTGAAATTTTGGTAATTGACCCTATTTTTCTTCTGTCACTATTTCCGAACCTTTCATATAGGCGATCAAGGTTTAACATTACTGCATCTGTTAAATTCTTCAGTATAAACTGCAGTTTCGTAGATATCTTTATAGTTGACGTACTGAGAGATTTATACAGCAAATACCTTTGCGCAATTTCTGTAGCATCATCCTCATTGTAAAGGTAACAAACTATATCAAGCTCATCATCTTGCCCTATATACTTGGACACAAAGTCGCTCTCCTCTCTTTTTATTGTGAAAACATTCTCTCCCGTGAACCTGTCCAAAAAAGGTCTATATTTTAAATTGACAGCCTTTACTATTTCGTTTTTTGAAACGACGCTCATGCTGTCTAAAACATCATCATCTTTTACTTCTAGTATATCCACTGGCCTGTCGGGACTTAAAACTTTAAAAACTATTTCCCATTCACTATTATTAATAAGAGAGCCAAAAACACTTTCGTTTATTTTACTTATCACGTCTCTAATCATGGGAGAATCTCCCGTAATTACTTCTGGTATTGCTAAACTGAGCACCTGAGGGCCATCTATCGAAGCTTGGGTAAATTCAGCGCTGTCAACATTGGCTACGCCTGCGTCCGACACGATAAGGTCACTAATCGCCTGGGCGGCCGTCTTAATCCAAACCCCATCAGACTCCATTCCTAGACAGTTAACGGTAACTATCGATCCATCTTCAACAAGATCGGGCGTCTTAACTTGCGCGCTATCTGTGAGTGTGCCGCCGCCATAGGGTGTCCTAACTGTTACGCTGGCCTCTGACACGCTCAACACTTCATACCACGTCGTGTGCGTTACATCGCTTGAGCGAATCCAGTCTCTGGTTTTAATATAGCTTGTTAAATTAATCCCAGTTATAGAGATTTCCCTAGATCCGTTAGTGAATGTAAAGCTCCCAGCTACGTTTTTAGGTCTAGCTATATTGAATTCGGCCAAATTATCTAAAACAAGAATCGCCTGGGTTGTATTTGTCACCGTCCAGTCTCTTGAAATAAAAGCTTCATTTTTGTTTATATAGGCCTTACTAACCGGAGACTTTGTTACAGTATCGCTAGCCGAAGGTGTACCTCCTTGCAGATTAGAGCTCATTACTACATAGTCACCAGAAATTCTTTTTATGTACCCATCCTCACCATCAATACTTACAAGATCGCCGCTGAAAAAATCAGTCTCGTCGTCTACAGTAAATCTATTTGGCTGGTATCCTGCGGTAACGGTTGTCGACGGGGCTCTTAATTTGTGACCAGCTATGAGCCATTTCCTGTTCTTTTTTCTCCATGGGCGCTCAGGCAAAATCCTTACCTGTCCATTAATGGGCACGGGTATCTCTTCACTTAATGTTAATTGCGTATCGCTGTCAACCACATCGATATCCAGCTCATAAGTTTCTAGACTCGTAGAAAGAAAAACCGTATCTCCCGGTGAGCACTCATCAAGGAAAGATGTTCCCGACCCAGAGAGAGTGAATTCTCCCACGTTACCCGCCAATGTTCCCGTTAAGTTATAACCATCAAGAACATTATCGATGCCTACACATTGCAGATTATCAAACTGCCCATAAAGCCTTCTTTTTGGTGTTCCTATGTGCGCCTCGGCAACACTGCCATCACTTTCTGAAAATGTTGGTAGCTGGACCCTTTCTCTTAGTCTGTAAATATAATCCTTCGCCTTGAACTTAACCTCTTTTCCGGAAAAGTATTTTTCTTGTACAATTCCTTTAAAAAGTAATTGTTTTTCCGAAAGCGGGATCAGTGGCGACCACGAGTAAATTTGAACCGTCTTATTCTCAAAGAAATACTTGTCGAAAAATGTATCAAAGTAACCATCTTCATTATGGAGGCTAATTGTCGTGCTTGATTCGAGAGCTATACCAACGCGCTCATCATCAAGTTGTTTTGTTATGGCCGAACTTGTTTTCAACCTCCCCTGATATTCTACATCCACTCCGCTTGCGAGGTCGCAAGGAAGATTTAAAGGTGCGTCCGAATAAAATAACCGATACGTACCAACAATATCCTTCGAGTTGGGATTCGAATCATCGCTCGTTCTTATATAAACGATATTCTCGGCGGCATCAAACCACCACTCTCCAGAAGAGAGCGAAGCGCTCGATCCTTGTGTCAAGGAAGATTCGTCCTCTGATATATTTACTATAAAATTTGTAACAGTCCTTTTATATACGCTTCCGCTATGGGCAGACCATATTAAAAATCTTTGCGTCGGCTCTACATGAACCAATGTTATCTTTTCCGTCGCGGCGGTATTTATTATGTCGTTATAACTGGTTGTCATAATCCGAACACTATAAATGCAAGAATGGCCCTATCTCCTGAGTCTGCCTCTGCCTCTCCGGCGGTATGCGGCCTAAGTATCTCGCCAGAAGCAAGGTATACGGGGGCCGTGACAGACACACCTTCAATAGAAGGGTGTCTCGCAAACGCCGCCCTGTCCGCGTCTGTAATAGAGCCTATTCCTGTCGTTAGCTCGGAGCTGCTGATAGAAAAACCTGATTGAGATGTTCCATTCGGGTAACGCGTATACGTTGCGACAATATAGCAATTATGATTGGCGGTTATAGAAATACCACTTGTTGAATTATTTGCGACAGTTACCACTGTCCCTGTGCTGTCTTGTAGCGTATTTGCAAAGTACGGAATTTTATTATTGGTAGAGCCATATCCTGATTGTCCTTGGTACTTCGCGCTCTCAATCGTAACCCCGCTACTGCTAGAGAGATTCGTTTCGTTGCCGGCGTCATCAAGCTGATAGATTCCGTCCGTCTTTGGATACAGCTTCCACTTTCCCGTGGCGGGTGTCGATGGCGTAGATACCTCATCCATTGTCACGGGGTCAGAGTATGACTTATTACTTAGAGTTTGGGTGCTGGACGTGCCAACTAATTCAACCTCAGAACCACTCGGTCCAGCTTTAAATTTCGTCGCAGACGCATCGGCATATATTAGCGAACCATCTGTGCCCGTCCTTTCAATAGTAAGACCGGCCCCTTCTGAACTGGCATCGTTACCACCATCATTTACGGTTATATTTTTATCGGCTACGTCCAGATTTGTTGCGTTCACAACTGTGGTTGTACCATTAAAGGTGGTATCACCCGAAAACGTCTTATTTCCCGCTATTGTTTGATTGCCCGTAAGCTTTACGACGTCAGCATCTTTTGGGATCTCGACCCAACTACTTGTATCGCCATCATAATATTTAATAACATCATCGGCGCTATTATAATAAATCTCACCTCCCGATGGCGATCCGTACTCTGATTCATAGGCCGCATCATTAGCGAAGTTTTCCAGCTCCTTGGCCTCTGATCCGATAGTGTCGGGTGATGTTGCGCTCGTGAAGCCGTCGCTAAAATCTATAATCCTCATTTAAAAGACTCCATTTTTCTTAGTTCAAACAACTCGAACCCGAACGAGTAATCGTTTAAAGAATTTACCTCACCGGTGTTTTCATTGAATATATTCTCGTGGGGCTTGATCCATCCAAGATACGAAGAATCAGAGAACGTGTAGCCACTCGATGAAAGGACTATTGAATATGTGCCCTTTTCTAGCGGGATGACTGTATCAAACTCCAGTGTCTTATATAGATGGGCGTAATCGTCAGTTGTGCCGAGATCGCTTTTAATGCTTGCACTCGTAAAACTCTTGCTTGCCAGCGCTACCCCTCCACTCTTAACAGTGAATGTAAAAGTGCCCGCAGGAGTGTTGTGCATATATATATATGGCCTTAGTACTTTTATTTGATATCTTCGCTTTAGATTGATTGTGAATTCTTGAGATAGCGTGCCCCTTAATTCCTCTACTACCAAATGGGTCATTTCTGCTCCCTTAGCGAGAACGTTATGTCGTATAATCCTGGGGCCGTGGGGTTTATAAACCTAGGTTCGGTGGTAAATTTATAAATGCCATTTAATCTATTCTCGTTGCTTATAATGGTGTTCGTCCCGTCTCCCATTACTGCGTAAAAAGGATTTACAGTACCCCTATCGTCAAACACCTCAAAAATTTTGTCGATTTCCGTGGTGTTTGCCACCTTAATGGAAAGGCCTGTGAGTTCTTTTCTCTTTCCAATGACATCTGTAAATTCTTGCCCATAACGACTAGTGCCCGTTTTTTTCATGTCTTTATTTAAATAGCCCCAACCGTAACTGATACCGTTTGTAGTTATCTGAGTAGCCTTTCCGATGAAGACGTGCGAAAGCTCACAGTATCCAAGCGTACTAGTTAGAACCAATCTCCAAAACCTGTAAGACTGTTCACTGGAGAGCTCTTTTATTGATATGCCGAATGTTGAATCGAGAGTCATTGACGTCGAAAAAGAGGGAGAGCTCCATGAGTCGGTAGCATTCGCCTCTATGGTGACTGCGGTAACACCAAATCCGTCTTTCCAGTTGTCGCATATCGCCACGTGGTCAACATCCTCAATTGAGCCTAGGTCGAAAACGACACTGTCACTATTTGAGGTCGACCTATAAACCTTTGTTCTAAAGTCGTGCTTTATATTATTTAGTGAAAACTGTGCGTTTTCTGTAGACGCTGAGAGTGTGGCAGATTCAACTAAGTTGAGAGCTAGGAATTTCATCATGCTGCAAACCCCGATTCTCTAGCATCCCTCACGGCCCTGGCCACCTCAATGCCGTCTATGTTCACGACAATGGGTTGAGAATAAATAGCATCTATAAGATCATCCATTTTAGAGCTGCCGTTGGAAAACGCCCCACTTTTTAGCCCTGTTAAGACTTCTCGCTGATCATTAGCGTTTAATATCTGCTCACCCGTTCTAACTTGTGCATACGTATTATCTCGACCATAAGAGGCACCATTCATCCCCCCCACAAATCCACCCTCTGCAAACGCGCCTGATATTTTAGCAACCTGAGCAAGACCTAATGCAATTGTGGATGCCATGAGCGGGATACCTGCAACAGGACCAAGCCCCAGAGGTGGCGGTGCTATAGCTGCCGCGGCGGCCTGGTATGTGTTCATTGTAGACTGAGCAATGGCCAACGACTTCGCCTCAAGAGTTCCTTCTTTCGCAAGAGTTTGCCCCGCCGAGAGAAAGTTTCTTGCCGCTTGATATCCCGCTGCCCTTATTCTTCGCTCCTCATCCATTTTCTTTTTAAGGTTTGCGAGTTCAAGCTGGTTAGTCTTTTTTGTGAGTTCTAATCTGCTAGCGGCGGCATTCTTCTCCAGTAATAAATCTTTTTCTTTGCCCGTTTTCCCTATTTCGATTTTCTGATCTTCAAACTCTTTCTTGATTGCTATTCTGTTTTCTTCTATCTCTCGTAATCTTTCTAGATCGGCTTCGGTCTGCAACCCCTGCGCCTCTCTTAACAAGAGTTTTCTCTCTTCTTCCTCTAATGCTGACTGCTGCCTGAGCATTTTGATTTCCTGTAGAAGGACCTTCTCCTTTTCTATCTCTGCCTGTTGCTGGGCTGACAGACCCGTATCGGCGGGGCCGCTATCTTTACTTCCTATTATTCCCGAGTCATCATCCTTTTTAAGCATTGAATCTCTTGCGCTTTTCAGCTCGCCAAGTTTCATCATTAACTCTGACATATCTCTCAGATCATCTTCTTTTCTGCCTAGAAAGCTGTTGTAAAAGGTGTGCTCTTTCTTGGACGAAATAGTCTCTTGTAGTTTGTTGATTTTATTGTTTACGGTTTCTATTTCGTTATTAATCTCGCTCAAATTCTTTTTAGAACCTCCACTGAAGAAATTTACCCAAAATTTACTCGGTGTTATCAGTAGAAAATCTGCAATTGCCTTGGTGGCCGTTGCCAGGGCCGGTCCGTCCTCTCTAAAGGCGGCCGTTAGGTTTTGAACTATGCCCGTAATCTCTTTAGCGGAGTCTACAAGTGCCGGTTTGAAGGCTTTCCCAACTTCTGCGGCAAGGTTGAAAAAGTTATCATCAAGTGTAGATATGACCCCCGCAAGTGTTTCTGACTGCTTCTGGGTAGCATTGAAAAACAGCCCCCCCTCGTTAGTAAGACTGGCCAGGGCTTTTTCAAACTCCTCAAAGGGAACTCTGCCTTTTGAAATATCGTCACGTATTTGCTTTAGTGAAATTCCCGTCTGTTGAGCGAGTTTTCCATAAAGATTAATGCCTCGATCAGCAAATTTATCAAGCTCGACCAGTGTTAGTTTCTGAGTCGATATAAGTCTCCCATACGGAATAGTTAATTCGTCTATTTGTGAACCTGTGCCCGCCGCGAGGTCGCCTATCTTTCTGAGTGTTGGCACAATATCTTCCTGCGCGACCCCGAAAGATAGAAGCTGTCTCGTAGCTACCGCAAGTCCTGGTAGTTGAAACGGTGTGGTCGCCGCGAAGTCCTGCAATTCTTGCAGTTGTTTTTGCGCGGCTTGTGCTGACCCTAGCATCGTTCTAAATTGCACCTCGATAACTTCTAGGCTTTTTGCTGCTTCAACAGACTTGCGAAAGCCTTCCTGTATTAAATTTAAAGCCTTGCCGACAGCGTTTGCAGCGATATTCCCGGCAAAAGATGCAAATGCCAGATCCATCTTCCCGACAGACCTAACAGTGTCCTTGGCTACGCTATCTACACCTCTAGTGAGACTGGCCAGCGCCTTTAGCGCTGCCTTTTCCTCTACCGTAATCTCTACGCTGACTTCATTATTTGCCATACTTTCTCATAGTCTGTTCGTGTTTAAATTTGGCCTCTTCTTTTAAATTGTTAATCAAATTAAAGGCCTCGATAATACTTGCGGGCTGGTCCATGGGTGACCCATCGAACGGCATCACGCCCTTTTTGTATTGGTCATGCATACCTATGATGCTGGCCCATTTGTTCGAGTAAAATCTAGCGGGGCATTGGCTATAATTTATAGCAGTGCTATTACCCATAGGTCCCACTCCCTTGTAAGCAAAATGAGGTTTGTCTGATGTTGAAAAACACCATTTTCTTTCCTGATGGGCCTGTTGCAGTTTCCTATCTCTTGGATATCTGACCTTGCATTTGGTGCAATTGAACTCACTGTCCACCATTGCACGAAAGGTCGACACTATGCCTATGTAGTCATGAGGTGAAAGTGAGCTTATTTGCTGTATTTTGTAACACAGTATATCTACCACCTGGTTGTTAAAGTTTACCCGCTTGGTTTTTTCTTGCTGAGTATTTCCAAGGCAACACCCTTTAAGGGTTTGCCTGTAGCAGGATTAGTAATCTTGCCAGGAAACCCATTCATGCATTGCCACGCAGCTATTAAAAAACTGCTCTTTTCTTCTAGTGTGAATATCTCTGCCACGCACTCGTCCGTAAGCGAGTCGTTCTCCATCTCTAGCGAGTATTCGTTCCCCTCGTAGTCCTCGATGCCCTCAATGTCCTTCAGTGAGTATTTAACCAACAGAGCCTGGGCTCTAGCTATATCTAAGACCTCGTCTCCACCCTTTTCAATCTTTGTACATTCAGATATTTCTATTTTTTGCAACTGAGTAAGAGGTGCAAGAGTAAAGATCGATTTGCCGATGCTCACCTTAATTCTATCTGTTTGCCTAAGTATTTTTCCCATTAAATAAATCCTAAAAAGATACTGTCATTACCCGCTGATCTGTGTGCCTTCACGCTTATTTCGTCTATGGCCACACCTTCTTGATCTCCGGCTGGTATTGCTGTAATTTTTCCCTGTGGAATCCAGCAGGCCACACATTCGCCAAACTGACCCGCTGTAGATGACGGGTTGTAAGCATAAAAGAAGACCGAAACATCGTCGTTATCATTAAATGCGTCCCATTGAGACAACGCGGTGTCGTCCATATATTTTGATGCTGTAAATGTCACACTCTGGTCTGTAATTCGTGAGCTAACCTTCCCTTGAGAGGTACAGGCGTCGATTAAAAATGCTAGTGCGTTTTCGATACTTAGCCCGAGTTCGCTATAAGAATAAGATGTGCCATCGATAAATAAACACGCTTCTAGAGCAACGGGCGGTAATGCATCTGCTGTAAAGTCAGGTGTTGCCGTCTGTGTATCATTGGCCCTTTCTAGCGATAGACCACCGAGCGAAAATGTGGCGGTTGGAATCTGCCCCGCGGCCCAATTTTCAAGACTCATGGACTGACACCTAAGGCCTGCGACCCTTTGTTGAATCTCATTACCTATATTGTGCTCGGCAGATAGAGAAATGCTTGATGTAGTATCACTAAAATATGTGGTTACCGCCTCGACGGACACGCCGTCACTTGGCGCTCCATTGGCCAGCGCGAAGGCAAGCGTAATCGTGGTTGAACCGACGGCACTTACTGGCCTAAGCTCATACGCACCCGATTCTTTTACTAAAACGACATCGCCCTTTTTGAACGTTGGCGTTGCCCCAAATTCTAAGACTGTAGAGGTGTTGCCCGTCGTTGTCGTATCCTCTGCGGCGGTACGTTTGCCACCCAGTAGTGACCTTAGTAATAAGTCTAGTCTTTGTGGGGCGCTACCTGCCGTTGCAGATGCTCCAAATTCCACAGGTATCTCGCCCACCACTTCAGCAATGCCCACTCTAGAGGCTTCCTGTTCGGTAGTAGACCCGAGAGTGTTTCTTGTGAGCTCTTCCCTTGACTTATTAAAACTTGTGCCTTCTGCTTGTGCTTCGATATATTCTGTCGCTGCGGTTGTGGCCTCATAGGTGCCCTCTGCTGTAGTTTCGTTAACCAACGCTACGCTTGATTCGTTATTAATTACTCCGATACTCATATTATTCTCCTATTGGGTTGAAACCCTATGCTTAACTATAAAATTCATTCTTACGCTTATTACGTTGTCGCCAATAAGTTCCGGCGTATCTAGTGACAATTCGCTTACGAGATATACTATTGACGGTATTCCAAGTTTTGATTGAAAAAGGTCTTTGTAAAGTAGTTCGATGTCGTCATAAATCTGTTTTAATGCCGCCCTGTCTGCGGCGTCACCACTCCTACCGCCGAACTTTTTCGACAATATGACAAAAAACTCGTGGTCCAGTGTTAATGTTCTAAGTGTGCCCTCCGCACTATTTGCAGCGCCCGATCCAACACCATAAGCGCCATCGCTAACTCGCGAACTATTGGCCTCAAGGTCATAGCTATGCTCTAGCCTTTTATAACTAGGAAGTACTGACCCCACTCTTGTCTCGATTGCTGTTAATATGTCAGTGGGAGCACTCATCTTCTTAAAAGCCTCCCTGTAGAACTAGCAAGCCTCTCTTCAACGTCTTGTATACCGTCATCATCGCTGTCTATATCAAGATAAAACGTATTGATTGCATTGTTATAGAGAGATAAATACCTCTCGCTTCTCATCGTATAAATACCATCGGGAGTATCCTCGACAGCATCGAATATTTTTGATAGCGCTAGATATGTTGCAGCTAATTTAATTTGACCCACGTCCAAAATGTCAAAGGCCGTAATATCTTTAGCCTTGCCCGTGCTTATTGCCTCTTTGTACCAGCCATCATTTCTAATTTTTTGAATTATCTGATCCCTTGCCGCTACGTGAGTGAGAACATGTGAGCTTTCGCCGCTAGGTAGATGGTTTCCTATTTCAAAAAACTCTCTTTTAAGGTCATTATCATCTGCAAAGATAAGGTTTAGCCCGTTAATAACTGTCTCTGAATGGGTTACGCTTGGCCTAAGTCTGTACCAATACAACTCTGTGCTATTTATTGTGGTTTTAGTCTCGTCCTCCTGATTTCTGTCCCATTGGAGAAATCCCGACCTTGTAAAAGATGCGCTTTCATCGTAAAAACCTTCGAGGCTTGCCCATGATGACCCATTATAATACTCAGCGGCCATTGCTCCGGCATTCTCGTTGGCGGTTCCAATCTCGACGTAGAACGTATTAATGGGCTTATAGAAACCAACATAAAAATAGTCGTCATCCGCATTGAGCGTGATGGTATATGTGTCTCTATCGAAGTCTATTGATTCTTTTGAATAGTCCGAGAAGGTGCCATTATCATCATGTAAGACTGTTAGTTTGTTTTTTACTCTTAGCATTCACATCCTACATGACAATTAAAAATTAAGGGCCTGACGTATTCACATCGAGGCCCTGTTTAATTACTCAACTACTACATACCTAATGAACAAAATAAGCTTCCCTGCTGTTTGCTCTGCTGTGGCAACCGTTGCCGTTACTTCACAACTGGCCGCTATACTTCCTGTAAAGTTCCCAATGGCGTCATCCTGAACGCCCGTTACAAACGCGCCCGCAGAGTTGCCTGTGATATCTGCAGCAGCATAAATATTGCCTGCATCTTCACAACTTAGCGCCACGGTCCCTGATCCGCCGTCTGTAAACTGTGTCACAGTGTAAAACCACGATCTTGTAATGATGGAATTGGCCGGTAGTGAAACGCCCAGGGCGTGAGCCCCCACTTCTCCGCCGTCAACTGACACATCGTAAGTAACCCGCGCCGTTCTTTCGGCCATTAAGCTATCACTAGTGGGTACAACAAGGTCAGACTCGACCACAGTGCCCGAAGCTATTGCTGATACCCCGGCATTAGAGATCGTAATGTCACCCGAGATGGTTTGTTCTTGGCCAACACCGTTAGAATCACCTATCAACAGCTTCCCATTAGCGATATTCTTAATTTCGTCCAAGTCTCTCTTTAATTCGGGGATTATATAAGGATCGGAATAGTTCGCAGCAAATAGGCAGTTTCCTACAATGGCAAATATAACTAATGTTAATATTTTCATTACTCCCCCCTATTCAGCAGCTAGGCTGTCATAGAGATACTTAACCATGAAGACCATCTTTCCGGCCGTTAAGTCGTTATTTCCGATTGTTACAGAGAAGTCTCTATCATTAGCGCTATTACACAGAAAAGGGATAGAGTGATCATTAGATCCATCCCATAATAGAGAGGCATCGCCCGACTGCCCGTTGGTTACATAGTCCTGAACAAGCGTTCCTTCTGCGATAGCAGATCCAGAATATCCTGCAGCACTTGTGGTATTTCCCCACGTCAATGTTGAAGAATCTCCACTTATTGCAGTGATAACTCGTGCATACACCTCAAGAACGATTGCATTATCAGGCAAGGGCGCATAGCCCGCCTTGGCTGAAAGATCAATCGCTCCAGTAGCGCCACCGTCTACGGCAAAATCATATACATATTCCTGTATACTGATGCCGTCATTTTTAAATCTACTCATTATTTAACTCCTTATTAAGATACTTTTACGAGACGCTTGTCATCGAGCTGCTCTAGCCCGTATAAAAGGTCTGTGTTCACTCGCAACGCACGCTTACCTTCTGCACCTAAATTGAATACCTCTACTGCCATTTGCTCCTGTACAGCGAGAGTCATAAAGCTTGGGTGAAAGAAATAGGCAACATTTCCAAGTTGGTTAGACCAGTCAAAGTCAAATCCGGCCAATGGGAAATCGATCATACCTGTAGAAAGGGGTGATCCAGATGCAATAAAATCTTTACTTGTGTATCCAGAAATATTGAAAACATCGTTAAACTGCGCCGATCCTGCTCTACATTTTCGATTATCAACAGGTACATTTTGAGCATCTAAAAGCTCTTTAGCTTCCAAGATATCCGCCAAGGCGAGAGTTGTTGCTGAATCAAAAGAAATGTCATGATCGGGAGAAGAGGCAGATGGTACGATTGTAGAAATAATGGTATTATCCATCTTCTTCATGATCGCATAAGCCGCATGATCCCTAAGTTTGTCCATCTTATCGATAGATTGAATCATTGCTCTTTTTGTTAAGATAAAATCTTTAACGACTCTCTTGTTGATAACTAACTGTTGACTTGTTACTGTTACCGCGTCAGCGTCGGCAGCAGCGTCCTCTGCAAGCTCAGATGCCTCGTCAAACTCTGGCACGGTGTGAATGTTAACCTTGTCACCAAGGTCTGAGATCTCACCCTCATAACTATGATCTATTGAATCTTTGAAAAGTAATCTATTTTTTAAAACATCGTAACTCTTGGCGCTCCACATCTCTGGAACGATAACCCCAAGTTCAGACGATGCCGTGTGTACCTGATCCACCATTTTTAACTCCTAATTAAATGTCTTTGCTTTGTCATAATCTCGCGGTATTTCGCGGGATCTTTTTTTTGTAATTCCAAAACTTCACTTGAGGAGTATGTCTTTTCTTTTCCGTCAAAATCACCTGTGCCGTTATTCACATTAGGGGCCTTACTGTCGGTAAACCAGTGTGGTTTAGCTGACTGTAATTTCTCTACAAATGAATCTGCACCCAAAACGCTATATCTTCCTTGATCAGTCGTTTCCACGATAACGCCGCTCATATCAATCATATTGAGATCCTCTAGGGCCTCTGGTCTAATATTTCGCTTCATTGCTAGTTCTCGAACAGCGCTTACCTTTTTGTCCTCTACGACCTTGCCTAATACATCCTTGTATTTGCTTTCGTATTGTTCCGTTTTTTGCAGCTGCTCTTCGTAAAGCTTTCTATATTCGCCTTGAGACTCGAGCTTAGCGTTTTCAATTTCTTGAATTTTTTTCGCTAAAGCCTCGTTCTTTTCGGCCATATCTCTAGCTTCACGTTTAAACTTGAACATGTCGTTTTTGTATTGCTCGACCACATTCGGATCGACGTCAGTTTTTTTCGACTTATTCTCGTTATCGTCAAGATTTTCTAGATTCTCTTCAGACACATCTCTCTCCATGGTTACAAACCTCACTGGGTACTACCCAATGCAAAAGATTATTAATGGCACGGCCATCAAGTTAATTATTTAAATGATAAATTTCAGAGGTATTGGTGACAAACGCTAGGCGGACTCTCTATATACCGCCCTATAATTTAAATGCGCGCTCTAGGGTTTTGTTTATGGTGGTCTGAATCGTCCTGGCCCACGACTCGCCCTCGGTGGGTAGTATTCTTCTTATTACTTTAGATTTTCCGGCACCTAGATTGTTATGATATTTAGCTTTTTTGTCTGTGAACCAGACCCTTACGCTATTTCTTGTAACTCTTGACTTGATTGACTTATGTAGCTTTCTGGTGTGCTTAAGATTGATGGGGCGTATTCTCTTCTGAGAACCCTCTGCACCCTCTAGGATTTGCTTCTTGTAAGAGTCAGAGTAACCGACAAATCGATTCTTGCCGCCGGTGTTTTTAACCTTGGCATCTCTTTGATTAACGGGCGAAAGTCCCTTATCTAGAAAGCTTTGTATTTTATCTTTAATGAAATGATTGACCATTCTGAAAAAGCGCGGCTTAACTTTCTCGTACATGGTAAGCGCGGTAATTCTTTTTCTAATCTTCACTGGCATAAGAACTCAATATGTCATGTATTTCTTTCATGATATCTCTCTTGAGATTTTCATTCTTTCTTGGTATGTGCTGCCTTGGTGGTAGCTTCGTTTTCTTTGACTCGGGACTAAACTTATTGTGATTATCTGCTTTTTGTGCTTGGTCCTTATCAAAATAACCGAACTCGATTACGCCCGACGTGTCAACCTTGTACTCTAGAGAGTCCAGCATCTCGCCAGAGGCCTCCATGTTTGCGGTCAGGTTGCTGGATACCTTCTTTTTTTCGTCTTTATATTCGTCGTCAAGGGAGCGTTTATATATACCCCCCTCGACAGGAGATTTAGCATCACCAACATGCTCCAGGATGGACTGTATAATATACTCACCCACCTCTTCTAAGGCATCCCTTCTATCCGACCTGCTGATCTTCTTGAGGTGCGTCCCCAGGTTCAATGTCTTCGTTACCTTGTCCACCATCTTTACCGTCCTCGCTTATCTGGTTTGCTAAATCGGTAGCAGCACTTTTGACGCGCTCTCTCTCTCTTTCTTCTAATAATTTTTTAGCCTCGTCCCTTGAAAGGTCAGGGTTGTCTAAAATTAAGGCATCAATCATGTCATCAAGCTTGAGACCGAGCCTCTTTTCAATTACCTCGAGCTTCTCTTTTTCATTGATAAACTGTTGAATTGCTCCAAATTTAATAGAGTATTCCGCACTATCAATCTTTCCGAGCTTGGCCAATCGCTCAACTAAGAGACCTTTTTGCAGGTAGAGATTGTGCCAATCGCGAGCAATCTTAACTATTTCAGGTTCGGCGTTTTTAAATATCTCTTGGTCATTCTCTACACTACCAACAGGCTCAGACTTCATGATAATTTCCTGTATCCCGGAGGCCGCACTGGCGGCGTTAAGCTCTCCTGAGACCGACCCTGGTTCGATATCATTAGTAGACAAAAGTATGGCCAAGTACTGCTCAATAAGGTCTTTATGGTCTGACAATTGAGGGTTTGCATTTGCAAAACCAATAGTGGGTGTTGGATCATCTTCACCCACTTCGAGTGAGATCCCTTGATTTGGCCCCACTTTAATATTCTTAGGAACACCTTTGCCAAATAAGTAAAAAAGCCCCGTTCCGTGCATTTTGGCGATGTAGTAAATATCCGTGAGTATTGTATTAATTAAAATGCTGCCCTCGACAAGATCCTCTCCCCCTAGCGCCCAGAAAGAGCCGTCTCGATCTTTCGCGAGTGAGACAATAGGCAACCTTCCGATTGGATTTAAGAGGTCGTCGCCCGATTTTTCTGGAATTATTTCGCCCTTACTGTCGAAGGTAATGTGGTATTTATCGCCCCACCACACGTACTCCAAACTCTTATCGTTAGGTGAATCAGCTATGACCTGATCCTTACCGTCGCCATCCCTAAAGCTTGACTGAGCACCTGTTTCCGACCTCGTGTCATTATCATAAGTGCCATGAGCCTGAGACGTCGAAGACGAAAAATGACTAAGGATATACCCCATTGCTCTTTCGGGGTCATTGCTATCCTCTATTACATCGTATTTATATGGAGGCAATGGGTCTATTCGATAAGACCATTTCGGACTACCGTTGTCCGTAGTCTCTCTCACTTCTTTTATGGGCCTAACGAAGACATCTGTATTAAGCATTGATTCCAGGTATTTATTCGCCTTTTTCATTTTAACGTTTAAATGTATGGCATCTATAAAGTTATCTAGCCTCTCTTGATCGGTACCTTCGACAGCCACCCTCTTGGGTGCCGTTTTATATATTCTCGCCTTCTTACTAATCACCTTCTTGTAAATATTGACCGTTGCAATCCTGCTTTTCATCTCTTCAACGGTGCTGCCCTCGAGTTCTTTTTCGAGGTTTTGGATGATATATTTCTTAATTCTGTCTTTTAATATTTCGTAGCGTTTTAACGTCTCGAGCTTTCTCTCTTTATTTTCAGAGCCTTCAATCTCTTTTATGAGTGCGACTCGAACGTGTTTATCTAGAATCATTTCTTCATTGTGAAACTTCATTACCTTGCCCTCGATTGATTAAATCTTTGTTTTGTCGATAGACCCTTTTTTATCTGCATGACCCAGTAGCCTATGGCCGTAGTTATGTGCTGAAATTCGAATGAGTCATCTTCTATGTATGAGCCGCCTTTTTTCAGTTTCGTATCGAGAAACCCGCTCGTAGCGTCCTTGGCCCCTTTATAGACATATAGCTGTACCTTGCCATTGCCGTTTAAAAACCTGGCGTTTACTGAGTTGTGGCGTTTTCTTATTGGAGGATTTGATCTTGCGACTTCCATTGTGTAATTAAGCCCTCCCGTGGGCGAATCATAGTGGGACATAAACCTATCTATGATATCGTAATCGCTTAGATTTGACCTAGTGTCTCTATGTTTTCCAGTGGCATCTCCAAATACCCTAAAATTAGCAGGTCTTTTAAAAAGTCCGCTGTCAGCAATCTCCTTCATCATATCGAGAGTGTTTGCACCGTGGACAATAAAGGTCTTGGCGACATGAAAAACATCGCATATATACTGCCCCACCATTGCAGACATTGGCTTTCCGGCACCAATATTAAAATCAAATGAAATATCTATTGGATGGTTGAGATCAATAATATAATAGTCGTCACGATAATTCCTGTCGGTGTCAAAATTGTAATAGACTCGATCTTTAGAGACGGACAACCATTTTCCGTAGATCATTCTCTGGACCTCGTCTGGGTCCAGGTCTTCCTTTAGGTTTTGTATGTACCACGCGGGCAAAAAGGGATTATCGGTCGTTATAGAGTAGTATACGTGGCGCTTTGGATTGCCCTTACCATCGATCATGAAATGCTTGTAAGCCGGATGCTCTGGCCCTGCAGGGTTTGTAGCAGAGGCCATTACATTCTCTTTAACATGCGGAAGTCGCCCTAAGCGCTGCTTGATGCTGTCGTAAAACGGCCAGTGCTCACGTTCGTTCTCGGTGAGCTCTTCTATAAGGGCCATTGAGATTTTAAGTGATCTAAATTTCGTCCATTTCTTTTTATGCCATGATCTCGAGATAATCTCTGATCCATTTAAGAATGACCATTGTTGCTTGGTCTCGTTGAACTCATAATCCTCACCCTCGATAAAATCGCCGTCCATGTGGTCTCTAATTGTCAATATGAGCGTGTCCTTAAGGTCTGGTAGTGTCTGCCTACCAATTAAACATCTCGACTTCTCGTGCTCTACAGCGTGCCTTACGCCCAAATGGGCCAGCACTAGTGATTTTGCCGAACCTATAGAGCCACTAAGTAGGAACTCGTGAACCCCCAGGGAGTAATCCAGCTTGTCACAATCTTTAATAAAGCGCGATTGCCAATCAATATGCTTTGGATTGAACTCCGTAAAAGAGGGTGTTTCCCTACTTACTTCGCTCATAGGAAAGCTTGAAACTCTTTATTTCTGGAGCCTCATGTATTACCTGTTGAGAAGGTCTACCTATCATCATCTCAACAAACCATTTTATAGTGCCCGAGTCGCCCGCTTTGATTTTATCGATAATTTTTGACCCGAGAAGCGAAAGACCTATACTATTATCTTTGGTATACTTATCAAGGTCAGATGACGGCATATCAGCTATGAGTTTAGAGAGATACCACATCTCCTGACTAGTTATATGCTTGGCCATTTCCTTAGTGAAATCTTTCTTTTTTTGAAAGTTATTACCTTCGCCGAATGTTCCATCTTTATTGCGTGACACCGTAAAACTCCGTTTTTTTTGCCTGTCGTCAACCAATGCTTCTGTCGCTTATTTTTACCTCATTATTAAACATCTCTTCGAACTCGGCGGCTTCGTCACGAGCTCTCCTTTCCTGTATCTTCTTGGATTCTGACTTTAAATTCTCTTCTGCGTGAGCTATGGCTATGCTTGCAAATGTCTTGACATACGTTTTGCCTAGAAATTCTAACCTATTTCTGTCTAGTTTTATCGCCCTAGTTAGTTCTATTAGTCGAACCTCTTTGGCGATATTCTCAATACAGAGATTTTTTCTCTCGTGGTTTTTAATGTACGAATGAATAGCCGGCTTCTCCTTGAAAAGCGAATCCACTTCATCATCGAAGGATTTTTTTAGAATTTGATAAGCGTCCATTATTTAATTACGCCTGCGACACCTTTTTGAACTTCTTGCTCGTGCGATGTTTTAATAGACATCAGCTGAAGAGCATCCTCGTTCATTTTTCTCTTCTGAACCATTTCTGATTCGATGTAAACGACGTCGTGTGTGTGATCATCGTTTTTATACGGATAAGGCTTTCCTTTGTGCATAACTTTAGGTGGCCCACATTTTGCGGATAAGATCTCACCCTCTTCATTTCTCTCTAGAGTCACCTCATGAAAGTGCCCTGCTGAGGGTGCCGACTTGTCGAGATCTTTTCCGTCACTCGATACAGTGTGGTAGTAATGCCGGTGTGGAACGTCTTCCCATTTCGGTTTCTTTTCGTTGTATGATACGTTTTTTTGAGTGATCGCATCTTCTAGCCTGAATAGGTCGTGGTAGATTTCTTGGTTTTTAACAAGATTTCTCTTTAGTGCTTCTAGTTTTTCTTTTGTTGCTTTTTTGGGCTGTTTGCCCTGTGGTTTCATTGTCATGTGTTCATCCTTAACAGTTTGCTTGATTCTTAATTTAATGTTTGCTTATCAACTGAGCCAAATCAAGCAAGTGTCATGTATAACTACCCCACGTCTTTCATTTTAAGATATGACTCCTCCCATATTCCATAAAGCAGATAGACTAGCGGAACTCTATAATACTTAGCACATGCAAAAAGAACCTTGTCGGCGCGAGGCTCGCCGCCCGTGAGCCATGAATAAATTCGCCCCCTCGTCACCTTTTTCCCTGTTCGTATCTGAAGTATTCTCGCGAGACCTCTTACTGTGTCGCCGTTTTCGCTCATCAACTCCCTTAACGTTTCATCTAAACAACAGTTCATATTATTCACAAACACCTCCCTGTATTACGATGGCCCCAACGTGCCCCCATATTTTTTTCATGTTTCCATATTCATAAATGCCCGAATCTTCTTTGAGTAAGGCATCTTTAAAAGCTTTGATTAGGTTGTCTAAGTCGGGACGCTGCTCATGCGGCTGACCGTTTTTTTGATCGCGCTTTTTCTTAGACCAGCTTGATGGCATAGGTAGGATAAAAATAAGGCTTAGTGGATTTACTGGGACGTATCCGAACTTATCAGACTCGGTCCTGAGTTGATCGCAAAAATCCCAATAGCGAGAAACGCAAGGCCTCTTTTTCCATTTATCACTTCTCGTCATCCGAGGTTTAGCAATAGGTTCAACGTCAAGAACGATGTCTTCAATTTGGCTTGTCTTTTTCATACGCCCCCCTCGATTCGTTTCTTGGCGATGCTGTCTTTAACAAACCTTCCAGCAGCATCACGGGGCAACAGTTTCATTCTATTATTTTTCCATGCGTGCTTTGTATTCTCCGACTGGTTACACATTTCTAAATTAGAAACGCGATTATCATCCTTGATGCAGTTTTTATGATTTACCTGAAGGTCTTTTGAGTAATTAGCAATAAACGCTTGGGCCACGAGTCGATGAATTTTTTTAGTGGACCCTTTACTTCCATCAATTAATCTGAGTCGCTTATATCCCTTGTGGTCGTGGTGTGATTTTTTATACTTCCCGTTTCTTTCATTAAATACTCTACCGAGAGAAGATATTTTATAGTGAGGGAAGTCCGGTATAGACTTCCATAGTTCAATTTCCGATTGTGATTTTTCCTCGATTAATTCGCAGGATTGTTGTGTGTTCATATTGCCCTCCGTAGAGGGACTTTAGGCGTAGTTAATTAGAGCGTGGATTTTCTGATAGGCCAAGACGTTAAGCGTTATCTTGAATTTAGACATGTGCTTATTTTTTTTCTAAAGTAAAAAATGCTGTCTTTATTGGTTCTCAACTGTTCGAGAACGGCCCCTGGAAGAGTATCCTATTCTCCTTTTATAATATTCTCGTACTCTTCATCGCCGAGAAGTTGTTTTGCTTTTTGTTGGGCAACTCGGGCACGTTTGCCAAGCACTTCTATACAAAGATTGCCTTCACATACCTCGCTTTCATCATCTTTAAAGTGGTATCCGTCAAAAGCATCTGCCTCATCGGCATAAAACCCATTCGCCTCCCCCAGCACCTTTATCGCTTGTTTTAAGAGGGAGATTTCTTCATTAAGATTTTTAATTTCATTATAACTACAGTCTAAATAATACCCTTCATCTGTCTCAAATCCGCTTCTATTTTTAGCAGTATTTTTTAAACACTTTTCGATCTGATCATATAATCTAGCACTCACTCTTGCTCCATTATTCTGGCATATTCTTTTTCGCCTAATATTTCTTTAACTTCGCGGTTCGCGGTTTGCAGAACACCGTTTAATTCTTCATGGTTTTTATGGTCTTTGTGTTTCTCAGGAGACTCACTATCTACAAACCCATCTTCAAGAACATCTAACCACCACTCACTATTAGACAAAGCCTTTTTATTACTCTTCCCAAGAATAGCGATTGCTTTTTCTAGGGTTTGGATTTTTCCATATTCGCTCTTTGATTCCTCTCCAATTGTCGCCCAGGTATAAAGTTCGTTCAGCTCAGAAAACCTATTGGAGGCTATCCCCTTCCTGACAAACTCTTGGCTTAATGACTCATATATATCTCTAGCCGTCATTCTCACTTTCCCACCTCCTAACATTTCCCTAAGAACTCTGCCTATAAAAGCAACGTCACTCTCTCTAAACTTCAGGTCCAGAATAAGCCCAGTATCTCCAGGCGTAACTGTGCCGTTTTTCATGTCATGCTCTACACTAAGGCGAACCAATGCTTCCTCAAGTGCTTTTTCGAGTTGCTCGATTCGGGCTTTCATATAAACACAGTCCAGCTTTTTGTATTCATCTTCAGTGACAACCCTATCAATCATTAGCTTCAGAGGATTTGGCTTACCGTGTTTAAATATTTTTTCATAAACACTTTCTGAATGGTACTTAACTAATTCAACTAAATCCAAATACCCTAAACTAGCTTCAAAATACTTTTCTTTATAGTCACTCACCTACTCCCCCTATTTGATTCATTGGTTAATGCCTCAACAAGACAGTCCTGCAAAAATCCATCCAGCGTAGGCTTATTGTCTTCAAAAAACTCAAGCATGGCAGCCTTGTGAAGGATTTTAAAATATAGAATTATATTTCCCTCGTGAAATCGGCTTTGACGTACGATTCTTTTTGCTATTCTATTTAGTATATACCTCTCAACAAGAGAAAGATTGTTCATTTATCAAACCCCAAGATCCAATCGTTAGTTATTAAAAAACAAACGCAACAATTTTCTTTGTAACCATGTATATGGTTTTTGTTTTCTTTCATTATAATATTCCTCCCTGTGTAAAAGAGTGTATCGATTTGGTTCGTCTTGAGGAATACCGTATTTATTTAAAATCCTTTGCGCTGCAGAGGCTACTCTGTTAGCCCGCCACTCCACATCTCTTGGTAAAAAATGATGAGGTAGTATTGATTCGTGTAATGCGTATTTCACAAAATCAATGATATCGTCACGATCTTCTTTCATTCTTCAACTCCTCATATAATTCATTATATGTAAACTGATCTAAGTCCATATGATTCTGTTCAAAAACTAACCTAATTTTCTGTCTCAATTCATCCCTCTCTTGCGATACCTGCTCGAGTTGTTTCTCAAGCTCATCCATATATTCGTCGTGGGCGTGGAAGGCATCTTTAACACTTTTATATGTGCTGCCTACAACGCCTCCCTTTTTGCTCACCCACTCTTCCCACGTTTCTCTAGGTTTGCGCATCGCCTCCCTCCCTTCTATATGTATAACCTCTGTTTATATTTTTAATCGTTGTCTGGGTTACGTTGAACATTTCTGCCAGCCGCCGCTGCGGAAATGGACCTTGCTGCTTGTTAAGTATATTCTGCCTGTGAAGCTTCAATAAATCTTTAATTTGCATTACTTGGTGTGGCGTTAATTTTCCGTATCTATTCTTTTCAACTGCGTGCCGAATATTTTGAAGATGGGTACACCATTCCAAATTCTGAGAAGAATTGTTAGTTTTGTCCAGGTCCTTATGGTTTACAAAAGGGAAGTTATTTCCATTTGTGATAAATGCGTCCGCTACAAGTCTATGAACCAAGAAAGACTTGGCGTTATTTTTCCTAGACAGCTTCACTCTGAAGTACCCATGGCGAGTAAAATCTTTCTTTAACAGTTTTTCTTTAATTGAAAGGATTGAGCCATTACTTCGGGTTATTGTACGTTTTACTGATTTCACTTCTCCGTAACTAGACACTTCGTAATATCCTTCGTACCCAACCACACTCTTCCATATTTCTCTTTTCACACGTCCCCCAATTTTAAAACTGCCACAAGATCGTTTCGGTAATTTACTGGTCGTATCCTCACATAGCCGTGAGTAGTGGAAACCCTTCCTTCGCCGCCGCTTTCGATAAGTTGCTTGTAACTCATGCCGATTGCGATGTGAGTGATCTCTGTTCTTGATTTGCCAAAAAATAGAATTGAGTTCCTACCAAGTTGTGACCTAACACCTTCTCTTTTTGATAACTCATCATAAAGCATCTGCGCGCTTCTATCGGCTTCGTCAATATGCCCGACCGACCTCAAGACCTCACAAACAAAACCCGAGCAGTCCATCCCCTCCTCTGGTTTATTTCCGCCCCATACATAAGGGGTTCCAAAATATAAAAGAGCAATATCGACCAGATCCATTACTTAATTCCCCACTGGTTAAAGTAATACAGAAAATTTTTGTGATACTTGGCGTATCTAGAACCAGGCTTTAGTACGATCCAGTAGTTTTTTGAGTCAAAGAATGGCGTCCCGTTTTTGGCGAGCAACCTCTCCATAATTTTAAAAGCGCAATCAAACTGATTTTTTGGTACATAAATTGAATTGGATTTATCTTTCATGTCCTTGAGTCGATCGGCTTCCCAATCAAAAGGACATGAGTAGTATTCTGAATCGCTATAAGAGAGCTGAAAAAGCCCCATGCTCCAGTAGGTAGTATCCTTAAACCCTTTTTTCTTCGCCCATGGGTCAATGCCCCCGTTGCCAAGTGTCGTTTCATGATAAGTCGTGAAAGGTTTGAAGGAACTTTCCGCAGCGCTTAAGCTCTTGTAAAACTTCGCCCAGTATTTCGGATTGGAGTTGTACTTCATGTGCTCGGGAAGTTTAGCAACTTCTTTTTCGATATATGACTCGTAAGCTTCAGTATGCCAACCATTTTCTGGGGCAAGCAGTTTTTCGTCAACAACTTCCACCTGGTCACTTTTCTGCACAGTCGAACAACCTGGTAGATTTGTTAAAATCGTCGCAACAGACCACACCACACAAATAAACCAAAACCATCTTAAAAATTTCAAATCTTTGCTCATTTTTCCTCCTCGCCTACAAGGCTTAAGATATTGTCAAAATTCATTTTTTCTAATTGCCGAAGATCTTTGCTTGCCCGACGACTAAAATCGAGCACACCGCCGCTCTCACGCGCCCTGACGGATGCTTCTGCAAGCCGCCTCATCTGCGCCCTGGCCGTACCTAATTCCGAGTAAGTTAAATTGCAAACCGTTGTCCAACCGCCGAATCTTTCAACCACATACCACGCGGTCTCCCCTAGGCTTTCTCGCGCTTCTTTTGCTTGATACTGACCAAACCTTGAGAGCGAGTCGATAATCTCACCAGCGATCAAATTGCCCTCATCTGCGATTGATTCCTGCGATGGCCTGAGTAGCTTTAAAACATCCGATACATCTGGGAAATATTTTGAAGTTTCAAATAATTGAGCTATGGCCCAAAGAATTTGATCTTCCGAGAATTCGTTCTTTTTTTGCAGATAGGTGGCCGTGATATTAATCCGATCCTCGGTGGTACTTATTCCTTTCGCGATACAATACTGCGCAATTGCTTTTTTAATTCGCATTTTCACACTCCTGTATAATTCTAAGTAAGTTATCCTGGTTCTGTTGTGCGAAGCTCTGCCTATTACTGGGAATTGTCTTCCTGTGAGTTTCCCAGCCTCTTGCAAACCATCTCCCGAGAAAGCTTCCAAAATTCTTTTTTGGTTTTTTCTGGGGATTGACCTCCATCCATGCGATCGCTTTCAGGGTTTCAGCTTTAACCCAATCTGCACCATAGCTTTTGATCCATGTGCGTTGAGCGGTATGAGAGACCGAATTTAAAATTGATTCAATATCAGAATCACCTGAAAGCTCATTGATTGCGCCACGTGAATTAGATTTTTCTAATTCCGTGGAAGCTTTAGCTTGTTCGTTCTGTTCGTTCTGTTCGTTCTGTTCTGTTATGTTAGGTACGGATTCGTCCGTAATCCGATCGGATTCGTTCGCAACCTGTACGAGTCCTTTATTTTTAAAGTGTTGCAGATATTCATCTATTTTTTCGTAAGAAATTCCTGTGTGGTGCTCAATATAATCGTGCTCCAGGGTAACACTTTCTTTCTGCTCTCTTGCGCATGAGGAGAGAAGGAAAATCCACAACCATCGCCCTTCAGCAGGAATGCCAAATAGTTTTCTACTGAAACCAATATCTGACTCAACCCGAAACCATGGCATTGACTTTAAGTCTTTCCTTGGATTGTATTCTGTCCATTTCGTAATCGTAATCTCCATCTCTCATCTTCCATAACCTCCTACTGAAGTCTTAACCGTACTGGTTGTGTTGTGTGTTTTATTTAACTAGCTCATAAGTCTTTTCAAAAATTCTAGGTTTACACGGGTAAAACTCCCCCTCAACACCTTCAATTATCCAGTCGCCTGGACAAACATCATGTCCCCCCTCGAGAGTATCTATCCAACCATGCTGCTGATAAATAAATTGGCAATGGGGACAGACAGACTCACCAGAAATATCTGGTCTCCGAAAATATCTTACAATCTTTCCTTCGGATAAAAATGGTTCGCCGTCACCATGTGCGGGTGTAATGACTCTACATTCATCTCTTGGATGATCTCCATTCCTGAACCACCTATGCGCCTTAATCTCCACTGGTTTTTTTCTAAACTTCATTCACTCTCCTGGGTGGTTAAATTTAAAAGGTTTTCAATATGTTTAATTCGGTTTTCTAATTTAATTACTTTTAAATGAAGGTCGCTCTTGGGTGTGCCTTTTGGCGTGCACATGATGCATGCTTTTTTATCTCCACGTTTTAGATAACGAGCAACAACTTTTTCTTTATTGCCGCACTTACATTGGCAGACATACTGGGCCCTTGAATCCGAAACGCCTTCAAAATTATTGGTTCTTTCAAGAACTTTTAGTTTGCCAAAGGTAGCACCTGTCAGGTTTTCAAATTTACTCATTTCCCTTCCCTTGAGCGGCAGCCTTGGGGCCGTTGTCCCATATGCTTTTTCTGTAAATAGAGAATGTTATCAATATTAGAGGTAGCCATATCCAAGCCTTTAAATTTTTACGACAGTTCCAAGGTTCGATATTCCACCGATATGTCCATACCCGAAAATTTACCCTGAGTGCTTTATTCATTCTTCCTCCTTATCTATCTCGCTCTCGTCCAAATAGTGAGCTTCCCAATTTTTAATACTCGTTTCCGATTGAAACCTTCCCAATATTCATCAGTTTTATTCTTAAGGTAATTGCAAAAATAGAAAGATATATAATTAAAGAAATGGATATGCTTAGATCGTCCATTGTGTACTTTAACTGTTTTCATCTATCTCATCCTCGCTAAGTGGGAGGTCTGAAAAAAACTTCACTTTTTCATAGCGATCTTTACACTCCTGACAAGAGTGTCCATGAGATCCGTTAATCAAAGCATTCCACCATTCCCCTCTTAAAATTGGCTTATTGCAGATATCGCACCATAAACCGCTTTTTCTAATCGTCATCTTACCCTCACTATCCTAAGTTCGATCATTGGTTAGTCTTTGCTCTTAATTTTGCAAGCTCTTCTGCCGCGCCTATTGAAGTTGGCGCACGAAACCCTGTTTTTTCATCGACTAAGCAATAGCACCAGTCCGATGCTGCGATATTATCAGAGTGGAACTCTTTTGATTTGTACGCCTCATAACCATTTTTCAAGCTGTTAATTCTGCCCTTGAAGTTAAGGAAATATGTATCTTCTAACTTTTCACTAATGCTCGCGTGCTTACTACGATCTATATTAAACTTACGGCAAAAATTATAGACACCCATCTGATCTTCTTTTGATCTTAAGTGAAATAGTAAGTCTGATAATGTCATGTAGACCGTTTCAGAAGTTAATCCTCTAGATGTCATTGTCTCTGTTTTATTCATTCATCTTCTCCATTCTGGGTTAGTCCTCGCGCTCACTTATTTTCTTTTCTTCGCTCCTACTGTCCCAATGATTTTGCAGAGCTGCCATGCAATCGCAGCAATAGCCTGCGTTACATTCTTCTTGTGTTAAGCAATCGTTGGCACATCTTTTATTTTTACATTTCACATCACTCCCCTTGGTTGGTGGGTTGGTTAGGTTTTACATTCGTTGCGCATGCACAATCTTTAATTTTGCTATTAATTTCAAATTGAACATGTAAACCTCTTTTAATATTATCACTTGAACAATTTCTTAAAACAGAAATATCAAAATAGAATTCATATCCTGAGTCGGTGACGATAATCCCATTACCGTCACGCCTATCAAACCAAAGCACTTTTCCATTGAGGTTCTTATCGTTCATATTGCCTTCCTTATCTTATCGGAGATTTGTCGGAGTTGACCTGAGGTTGTATCGTACCTATTGCGCAGCTCTCGAATGATATCTTGTTTACAAAATCCCTTTATAGATAAGACTAAAAACTTAAACTCATTTGGAGTCAGGGACGCTGCGACTTCGCCTATTTTTTTTACATATTCATCGTTACTCGTGTTGTCGTATGTCGTTTTCGCATATTCCACCACATCATACGTATCAAATGAAAAATCACACTCGCTTTTTCGTGTAATCCCCTTCTTGATCTCTTTATTTATGCAGTAGTTAGTAATATTTTCAATGTAAGTGCTATTCCCTTTTAGGAGCTGCAGGAAATATTCCTGCATAATGTCTTCAGTAAGCACTATGTCTAGTGAATAAAATTCTTCAATCCGTCTCTTTACGAGTAACTCAATATAACGGTGCAATTTTTTATTGCTCAGGATCTCATTAAGTTTTGGATGAGGGTCTCGCCTATTTACGTTTTCCCCAAATCTGAGCTTATACATACACTCCTTGCTGCATGTTACTCGTTGCTCAAAATGGCTTGGTTTTACCTGAAAGCGCTTATTGCACCTTTTACAGTTTTTATACAGTAGCTCTTTTTTTTGCCGTGACTTATTCTCGTTTGCGCACAACCTTGAGCAGTAAATTGATTTATCTCCGACCCTGGCTAGAAACTCATTTCCACACCCGAGACACCCCCTGCTCTCTGTATGGTTTTTTACCCTGAATGCGTATGCACACTCTCTTGAGCAACACGCTTGCTCGCTATGTGACCGACGAATATAAAACCCAACCCCGCAGTTTTCACATTTTTTAATAACACCATTTTTCTTCATTCTTGAAACCACTCCAAGATTTCACGAAGTTTAAAACCAAGCCTCTTATGGTGAGCAACCTCATGCCAGCGATCTGGAGGGAACAGTTTGATTACGTTCACACGCCCTCCTGTTGGTTGAATGTTTCTACTTCGGTAATAACCGAGCTCTCTTTTTTGTTGATAACTTTTTCCGTATTTCCTCTTTCGATACCCATGAGGCGTTGGAACGCGACACAAACCTGGAGAGGTACGACCGCATTACCGAGGCATTTGATTCTGTCGCGCCGATGCGGTAACCCATTAACCACTCGACCCACATCGGGTTCAATTTCCCACCAACTTCGCTGATAAGGGGTGGTTTCTGTCCACCCATTATTTTTCCACTCTCTTTCGTTGTTTTCTTTCTTGGTGGTCTCGGTTTGTCCGCGCAGTCGCTCGCCGTTGGTGTTGGCCATGTTTTCATATAGTGTTCTCTTGCTGTTGAGTTGCTTACGTCCCCTATCTCTTCGAGGATTTGAGCTTTTACCGTCAAACTCGGGCCAGACATTCTGTTCTTTGTCTTGCTTGAACGCATCGCCCACTCTGTTGGCGTCTCTTGTATCTCTGTTGCCCTCGGGGTTGGCCACGAATTGTTTTTCGCCATCGACTCTAAAGACTCTCTCTTCTTTCCGGCTCGCCCCGCTGAGCCGCCTTGATTGCTTCCATAAGTAGTCGCGGTCGGAGTAGGCAAGACAGAACCATCGCTTTCGCAAATGGTTTGCACCGACTTCTCTAGCGGATACAACACACCATCGAGCATCATACCCACAGCGGGCCAATTCTTTTGCAACTTCTCGCTGTCCCCGTGTTCGGATTGCAGGGACGTTTTCAAGGAATAAGAAAGCGGGTCTCGCTTCTTGGGCCACGCGCATGACCTCGAAAAATAATCCGCTTCGCTCGCCTCCCAGGCCGACGCCATTTCCTGCAACAGATATGTCTTGACAGGGAAATCCGCCATAGCAAATATCGATTTCTGGGAGTTCCCATGCCGGTAATGTTTTAATGTCGTCCCAAATTGGTGCAATTGGGAGTTCGCCTCTTTGCATACGCGAAAGTAATACGGATTGAGCGTAGACCTCGTTCTCACAGTAGATCGTCGGTGTAATCCAGGGCGAGAGGGCTTCCGTAATTCCCCCAATCCCGCTAAATAAATCCAGGCCATTTAACTTTTCCTTGTTATATAAGTGAGGGGTCACACGACCCCCATTGAGAATGGGTTCAAAGCGGTAGCCCGCCAACCTGACCACTTTTGCTTGACTAGTATTGCGTTGAACCAACGGAGGGAGGTCACACCTATTCTTTTCTGGCCCAAAGAATTTTGTAAAAATACGTAAGTTTGGTTGAATTGTGTTACAATCATAGTAATTTCGAGAGACAATTTGACGTGGCGAGAATGGCTTTAAAAGTGTCTATTCCGTGTCCATTCGCGTGCGTTAAAAATTGTTAAGTGAAAATAAATGATAATTGATGCGAACGGTTGCATTATAAGTGCTTAACAATACACGTTAACGCCAACAATATTGACTAGTTAAAACACCCGTGCATTAGCCCTATCATATTGGTAATTATCGGGGGTAATCGATACAACCAATCATTATCATTTAATTCTCTTCTCTCATCTCCTTTTTTTCGTGTCTATTTTGTGTCCTTTTAAACTCAATCTGAATATCGTTGTTTCTTCTAAAACTATCTGAAAAATCTGCGTAAATTTGTGTCGATTTAATATCTTTATGGCCCATTTCTTTTTGAAGAACTTCGAGCCTGCCACCGCTTTCCATATAGGCCACGCCAAACGTGTGACGAGTCCCATGGATGCCTAGAATATTTTCAAGCCCAGCTCGTTTCTGGTATGGGTTGTAAATATCCTTCGTGAACTCATTCGAGTTTATAACCTTTGCTTTAATAATTAAAGGCCTAGATCCACGTCTTAAAATAACGTCACGTTCACGACCACGAGTTGTTGTAAATATAGGATCTTTTGGTTTTATATTTTTACATTTCTTATCGAGTATCTGACACACGTGTTCGCATGGAAATATTCGACGTCGCTCATTACCCTTGGTGGTATCGAGAATAAACGCACCATGAAGCTCATCTTCGCCTCGTTTTGCCACGTACTTATTAAGACTATACCTAACGTCCAATACCTTGTTTTTTGAATCCCAGCACTCTTTAAGCAATCCACATCCCTCGGCAATTCTTAGGCCTGTGCTATATAGAAGCTCCATGAATTCTAGATAGTCCGATCGCTTCCGATCCTCATTGCCGGCCATATAATCAAGCAGTCGAAAAACCTCTTCCGATGTGTGATACTTTACCTTGCGATCACTCGTGTCTCTAACGACCGGGATTTCGTAAACATCAAACGGATTATCGCTTATGTGCTTATTCTTATAGGCCCAATCAACAATGCCTTTTAATCGCTTTAATGTGTACGACCTGGTCTTGTCGGTAGCGCCGGCCAGCTCCATTTCATCGACGAATGCATCAATTAATCTAGTGGACAGCTTGCCTATTTTTAAATGATCAAAGAAGGGTGCGATCCAGGCATCGTAATTTGACCGGTATGCCTTTCTCGTATTATCTTTTCGGTTTAATCGATCAAGCGAAGCAAAGTAAAGTTCAGCTATTTCAGAAAAGCCACCGATTCTTAACAGTCCCTTACCTTTGAGTTTTTCAAGTCGAGCGTGCTCTAGCTTAGCTTCACGCCTTGTTGGTAGATGGCGAACTTCACGGATCTTTTTACCGTCTCCACTTAATCCGAGATAGACCTCTACCCTGTATTGTCCGCTTTCTGTTTTTTTGATCGACACTACGACGCCTCTTGCCTATTAAACCAGTCTAACACTTCCCTCTTAATATACCTCGGATCATTACCGTTCGGTCGCCTGTGGGGAATATCGCCATTTGACGTAAGTTTATAAACCAATGATTGCGAAATCTTCAATAGTTTCGCCACGTCTTTGGCCTTTAAAATTTCGTCGTCACTATTTATTTTCTTTCTCATTCATATTCCTACTTGCGTTAACTGTCCTATTTCCGGTTCGATAATCGACATAACTACGAAGCCAGATTTTTGAGCGTAGTCCGTTATGTAAGTTATTTCTTTGATTAAGGTCGGTTTTCCGCTTTCGTACATCGCCAAAGCAGGATCGTATGGCGACAAAATAAGACGATCGCCAATTTTAAAGTCGCGATCATTTCTTCTTATCTCAAAAGTCTTTTTGCCTGTGGAAACCGCCGTATAATAAGGTTCTACAATTTTAAGTTCGTGGTATTTTTGTTTACTCATACTGTCCTATTTGCGTTAACTGTTTAAATTTAAAGCCGCGCTTTCACGGTAGTCATCTCCCATGAAAACATGAATACCACTTTGGCCGCTGCTGACATCCTCTCTCTTTAGTGTGTTTAGTAGTTGTGCCACATCAAGATGTACACCAAGAGAGACACCCCAATTAAAAGCAGAGTCGGCCATCGTAATGCTTTCTTTTATTCTTTTTTTACTCATGGGGAGAGAGTCCCGCAGTGAGAAATTCTTAGACACGAGCAGCTTGTTTCCGTGGTAAATGTTTACAATCATACTCACCCCTTAGTGGTTGTTAAAAAATCCAGCAAAACTATCATGGCCGTATCGACCGCTGGTAAATTTGATCACATCTGCCACGGACATCTTCTCTGGATAATTTCCGGACTGGATAAAGTTTTTTACACCAGCACCACAAGCCCCGGTTATTTTACGATACGCTTCAATCATCTTACTCTGACTGGCGACAGTATCGAGTGACCACTTTTTAAATTCAGTTGTATCACGGTCAGAAATCTTGTATTTGAGATCATCCATGGCCTCTTTTATTGTTTCGCCATGAGAGAAAACTTCGCCACGCTTCACACAGAAAGATTTCTTTTTTGATCCAATATTCTGGACCATGAACACCTCTAAGTCATTTTGGGTTTTTCTTGAAATAATTCTTTGCAAAATACCATCGGCGTATAGATATCCACGCGACAGCTTTGATTCAAAAATGCTTCTTTTTATATATTCTTTTTTATTGAGCACCACTTCCTTCGGAGCACCCTCTAGTGATGTGAGTTGGTTGTTGCTACAATCGAAAAATCCACCTACTTCCTTCGGAGCACCTTCTAGTGATGTGAGTTGGTTGTTGTCACAGCGGAAAAATCCACCTACTTCCTTCGGAGCACCCTCTAGTGATGTGAGTTGGTTGTTGCTACAATCGAAAAATCCACCTACTTCCTTCGGTGCGCCTTCCAGTGATGTGAGTTGGTTGTAGTTACAATAGAAAGACCCGCCTACTTCCTTCGGAGCACCCTCTAGTGATGTGAGTTGGTTGTTGTCACAGCGGAAAAATCCACCTACTTCCTTCGGAGCACCTTCTAGTGATGTGAGTTGGTTGTTGCTACAATCGAAAGACCTGCCTACTTCCTTCGGAGCACCCTCTAGTGATGTGCTTTCTT